GTTTACTACAGTACCGTCATCACCAATGTAGAAAAGGCATGTAGCTCCGCCGCCGCCGCCACCAGTTCCAGAAGATCCGCCAGGACCATCGGGTGCTCCATCGCCTCCGTTACCTCCAGGGGCTAAAACTGCGCTAGGATTAATGGTTAAAATATTAATTCCTGATAATACTTTGTATCCTCCAAATCCTCCAGGATTTGATGATTTTGTACCAGTTGACGCACCACCTTCACCCGGCTCACCGACTACACCAAATAAGTGTTTTCTACCCGGTGTAGCAGGCAGTCGAACTATTCCTTCTACATAGGCACCCGGGCCGCCTGAGCCACCTCCATTTTCCCCGTACTCTCTAGTAGTCCAAATAATGTATCCACCGGGAGCAGTTATAGTGGCGGCTACACCGGCTGGGCCACCAGCATTCACTGCATTAATGGTCACTGTATGAGATCCTGCGCTTACTGAAACTGTACTAATAGTAGTGCTGGAATACGAATTCCAGGATAATCTATTAGCACCATCTATTTCAATGTAACCAGAATTGTCCGTAGAAAATTCAATAGTGTAAGACCCAGTTGAAGGAAAATATACTGTAAAATTATCAGTCCAGGATGCACCAGCACCTTCTTTCCAAATTCCGTAAGTATTTAAAAATCCAGTCCAGGCGCCATCGGATACAGCTACATAACCAAAACCGCTATTAGGTTGCCCGTCTGAACCACCACCGGCTCCACCTGCACCGAGCATCTTAAATGCTATCCATGTGGCAGCCCTTGGAAGTGCCCCAAAATACTTTATTCTTGTTGTTTCAGAAGTAGCATAAGTTCCCGAGGCATAGGTAGAAGTATCGTTAACATTTACAGAAACAGTTTGTGTTCCGTCACTGGTAGTTGCATCAACTCTGAATGTTTCAGAGCCTTCTAAAATATAATCGGCATTAACTACAACATCAAAAAAGTCGTTTCCGTTGCTGTCAATGGTAAAACTTCCGGTAAAAGCATTTTGAGAACTATTCCATGTCAGTCTAGTAGATGTTAAGTCTTCATCGGTGATACCAGTTCCAGAAACAATAAACGGAACAATAGTTCCTTGGCTAACACCAATTGTTGTTATAGTTACACGAACAGTTTTATCTTCGTCTGAGGATGTAACATTGGCACTCAAACTAAAGGATCTTGCCTTAGAAGTATCAGCAATCTGGAACGATGTGCTAATCACAGGCGTAATATTGTTTAAAGTTAAATTGGCTGTTTCAATCGATTCAGAAACCCTATCAATTGTTATAGGTAATACAATGTTAGCAGAGCCGGAAGCAAAAGTTCCACCAACGGTAAAAGAACCAAGTAAAGGAAGACCACTGATGTCGGCACTAGTAATTCCCGAAATAGTGTAAGGTACACCTGCTCCTACAGCCACATTGGCAGTTGTTAGTGTAATACGAACAGACTGTCCTTCTGACACACGCTGAGTTCCATCCCATGCAAGTGCCTCAGGGCTGGCTTGTATTGCTGATTTAACCTGCAGAATTGTCATTGCACCAGAACTAATCTTAGAAGTATAGAAAGTTAATCCGTCCTCATCAGCATCACGACCAAGATATGCCCTATACCATTGGTTAATAGTTTCTTTTGTTGGGTTGTCTATGTACGATGGCGTTCCAATGGCTTGATGTTGTAGCTGATATGCTGGAATAGGATCCTTTGAAATATCTCTAATTCTGATACCAACAGAAACATTTTTTCCTGTTAAGTTGACTACCATTGTTTCGTCACCTTCGGTTTTCAAATCTAAACTAGGCGTAAGTTGAATAGTGGTAGTTGCAACTCCATTATTAGGGGGCACAGTGAAAAATCCGCTTGTGCCAGTGCCAGCAAAATCGCTGCCGTCAACACCAGTTAAATTCCAAGCAACTGTTCCGGCCGAAACTCCTACTGTAGTTAAAGTTACTGTTACTGTTTCGCCTTCGTCAATTTGATATTTGTTTGCTGAAAGTGCATAACCAATTCTAGGAGTACTCGATGTATCGTTAATCACAACACTGGCACTAGTACTGGTGCCATTTATTGTTAAGATAAGTGTTTCGTTGCCTTCTGTTATTTCGTCTGCTTTAACTACTACATCAATGGTAGCAAGACCTGAAGCATCAACAATAAATTCCCCAGTCATCTGGGAAGGATTTACTAAATCGGCTGATGTAATTCCTGTAATAGTATAAGGTAATCTTGCACCCGACGGTACATTATCTGTTAATAAGCTAAATCTAATCGTACCCGGCTCGTTTACTTGACTTACATTTGCTGTTAAGGTATATGTAGGAGGCAATGCCGATTGTGAACTATCGTAAATTATAACCGATGTTCTGACTTGTGGTACTACACCATCAAGTGTTACAACCATTGTTTCAATACCTTCGGTTGTATGGTCAGCTGTGATATTAAAAACTTTAAAATCAGTACCGGCATTAGATACTGTAAAATTACCAGTTAAACTTGCATTGCCAATATCAGAACTGCTAACACCAGTAATTGTATAAGGAACAAGATTTCCGGGTGTAACATTAACAGTTTGAAGGTTAATGGTTACTGAATTTCCTACTCCTTCATAGGTGTAGTCAATTGAAGGAGTTAAAATATAAGACGGTTGGTTTGCAGGAGTCTGAGAAATATCATTAATTAATACATTTACTTGCACCAAAGGATCTACACCAAGCAATGTCATTGACATTATTTCTGTGCCTTCGGTTGTATTGTCTGATGTTAATGTATATGTCTTAATTGAAACACCGTTGGCACCAATGGTAAAGTTTCCGTTTAAGAAAGCGCCGCCAACATCTTCAGAACTAATTCCGGTCACTGCAAACGGAACATTGGCGCCAGGTTCTAGGCCTGTGGTTGTTAAAGTAAATGTTACTCCAGACCCTTCGTTGACTGTGGTAGGAAGAGCTGAAAGACTATAAGTCGGCAACGGACTTGCTGTACTTGTGTCATTGATGACTACAACATTAGACTGTGCTACAACATTTCCTGTTGGTCCATCTTTTCTTAACTTAACAATAAATTTTTCATTGCCCTCAGTAACTGCATCGGCTATAATAGTTTTAGCAAATGATGCATTTCGATCTACAATTTGAATGTTGCCCGACAAACCGCCAGGAATAAAATCTGTTTCGTTTAATGACATAGTGTATTATTTATTCTAGGGTTTTATTCATCTTTTATTGTTACCTGACCGTATGTTGCAACAACATATTCAAATCCGTTAACAATATGAACAGTAAATGTATTTCCTTCAGTGAGCATGGACCTGGATACTGCCAGGTAGCCTGTGCCTCTACTGTTAGTTAAAGGAACCATTGCACTGGCAATAATTATGTTATTCTCTTTTGCTACAATCCTAACAATGCCGCTAGGAGATATGTGACTAGGTGCCACTATTTCAAAAACTAGCTGCTCGCCGTCAGTGATTTCAATTGGTTGCAATCCATGATTCTTTTCTTTGAATACCCATTTATTCTGTTCAACAACAAATGGTACATCTTTAATCAACGGAATAGCGCCTTCAATGTCCGATTGAGCTTGTACAATAAGCTGATACTGTCCTGCAAATTTTGGATTACCAGATATAAGTCCATCTGCAGAAAGTTCAATACCCACTGGTAAAGTTTCTAAACTAGTAAAGGTATAGTTACCATATGGCTTTTCTATTGCTAACTGCAACAAATAGTCTGCCGACTGAATAGCAGTCGGTATGCTACTTGGAGTTACAGTATTTGGGAATATATTTAAACTATACTGTCTACCACCTGTATTTCCGTTAGAATCAGTTGCTGTAATATTAAATACCCATGTTCCTGCTGCGGCAGGTGTTCCAGATATAGAACCATTGCTAAAACTTAGACCTCCGGCACTGCCTGCGGTAGAAATACTAAATGTATAAGGACCTACACCTCCGGTGGCAGTAAATGATAGTACATACGGAACATTAACATAAGCATCGGTTGCTGTTGCTGGATTAACAGTTAGCACCACAGGCGTTACGGCAATTGAATATCCTTGCGTCTTTGTATTACCGTCTGCGTCAGTAACTGTTATATTAAATGAAGTCGAGCCAGATGTCGTAGGCTTACCGGAAAGTAAGCCGCCAGTTGAAAGTATTAGCCCATCGGGTAAAGAACCTTGAGTTACAGCATAGGTGTATGGAGCTACGCCCCCATCAGCAGTAAATGCGATACCATTATAGGTTATGTTTTGTGTACCATTAGGCAAGGTTGCTGGTGCCAAGTTGATCGATACATTCTCAATTATCAGTGTATAATTCTTTTGCGTAAAATTAAAATTAAAATCAACAGATTTAACAGTAAATGCAAAGGTACCAATTTGTATAGGCCTTCCAGACAATATGCCAGTTTGAGAATTCAATGTTAAACCAGGAGGAAGAGTTCCAGTTATTACAGTATATAGATAAGGATTGGAGCCACCCGAAGTTGAGAATGTTAGTTCGTAATAAGAATTAAGTTTTCCGTTATCAAGGAATGCCGGGCTGATGTTTAATGCCGCATCTTGTACTTGTAGTGCGTAAGATTTTGTAGCAAAGTTTGTGTTCAGATCAGTTGCTTTAACTGCAAAATTAGATGTGCCTACTGTAGTGGGTGTTCCTGAAATTACACCAGAATTTGATAATGTTAATCCAACCGGTAAAAATCCAGAAAATATAGAATACACATAAGGCGGTTGACCATCAAGTGCAACAATGTTTGCTGTATAAGGAACATTCTTAACTGCACTTGCTAGCACTGTTGGAGTAATCTGTATAGGTACCGCTTCTACATTTAATTTGTAGACCTTAAACATGGCGTTATCGTCAGAATCTACCACAGTGGCTGCAAACATAGAACTACCAATACTAGTTGGAGTTCCGCTGATTCGGCCATTGGCCGCTAATGTCATTCCAGCCGGCAACGATCCGTATGATACCGACCAAGTGTAAGGCTCTACACCACCAGTAGCGGTTAAGTTTGTCGGTATATAAGGGATGTTTCTCCTACCGTTAGGTAGTGTTTCTGGACTAATGATAATTTCAACTGTTGTGTCAACAATTTCCCAGAATAAAGTAGTATTATCGGCCAAAGGTGCAGTAATAGAAACAATTACAACCTCACCTTCGTTGTAACTTTGTTTGTCAGTAAAAATTGCATATGAGACCGAACTGGCACCATAAAAGTTACTGATAGAAATAGCATTTCCAATTGTAGGAATTGGAGTCTCAATTCCTAACGGATACCCGACTCTACCACTAGACACATACCCGGTATAAGAATCGCTATAGTAATCACTAAGATTAATGTCAATGCCTTCTTGTCGATTACCAACAAATTCTATTTCTATGTCAGTAAGCGCCAGTGGCGTATAAGGGTTAGTTGTCCAAACTGGTAAAGTCACAGCACATTCCTACTCTAGATTAAGCCGATTTAAGACGATTAATTTCTTCTTTGAGATCCTTGATTGCTTCGATTAGTAATGGAACAAGTTTTTCATATCTTACTGCAAGATAACCATCTTCCCTGACAGTAACTGCCTCAGGCAATACTTCTTGTACTTGTTGAGCTATAACTCCAGCTTCGCGTACTGATCTATCTTTGTCTTTGGCTAGCTCATTCCAACTAAATGTAACTCCGTCAAGACTTGAAACTTTCTCAAGAGCAGAACTAATTCGTTCAACATCTGTTTTTAAGTTTTTGTCCGATGTATAATAAGCAGTAACATCGCCGTTTGCTCTTACACTACCGCTAATATATGCACTTCCTGCAACAGTCAAACTGGCAGCAGTTGAAATGTTGCCAAGGCATTGTAATGTTTTATCATGGTCAACAGTGGCAGCCAGTACTGGAGCAATTGCACCATTGGCAGTAACATAGAAACCAATCTTAGTACCATTGGATCCTAAGCTCCAGTTTTCAGAAGCTAAAAAAGATACTCTACTTCTTGTTGTAGTGTAGCTTGTACCGTTATGCCCTTGAGCTTGTAAAGAACCAATTATGTCATTATTTTTTACAGATTCAGGAGCCAATGTTGAACCATTGGACCTACGCAATGTAACACTCGACGCATTAGAAGTATTATAGTTGCCTGTAGACACAGAACCACCGTAGACATCTACTAGAACTTCATTGGACTCACCAACTACACCATGTGTTTGAATGGTAGTTGCCGAGTTAGGATCTGCCAAGTTTGCAGAATCGTTATCACTGACAGTTAATCGCGCTTCCGGATACTTAGCACCAAGTCCAAAGTTACCAGTGGATGGAAAATATACAATACCTTTGTTAGATGATGTTTTGAATTGCGGCGATCCCGCGATTTCACCGGAGATAACAACAAAGTGCGGAGCATTAGTAGTATTGTCATCGACAACAGTTGGCTTACTGGCAGGAATCCAATCTTCGGAGTCCCATATTTTAAGTTCAGATGAGTTCTTGTCGTACCATAACTGACCAACCAATTGATTAGGTGGAGCAGTTTCGCCAGCAAAGTTTTCTGTTAAATGAATAAAGTTTTCATTTAAGTACTGACCGTAACCTGAAAAGTTCTTGCCGACCAAGGCAACACTAGCACTAGTAACATCAGTTGTACCATCTTCAACTATTGCTAGTAAATCACCATTCGACAAATTAATATTGTATGCCATTTATCGTTAACTCCGATTTATAATATTTAACCTTTTTTTTCACCGTTATTGCGCTCCGGTTAAGTTTGTCAAACTTTGTATTCTTACTGTATACTCAATTTGAATTAGTCTATTCAAACTTTTTTGAACTGGGTGGAAAATAACATGTGTAAGTAATTTTCCTGTACCTGGGCCTGCGGCACTCCAACCTTTGAGTCCCAACTCGTCAAACACAAAGGTATCTTCTGTAAAGGGACTATTATCAAATGCCTGTTGACCAGCCGGCTCACCGTAATCTAACAAACAGGTAACAAGAATATCTGTATAAACAGTGCCAGGAACATGGCGTATTTCCATTTTATTTCTAATTGGATCGTTATTAGTTTCGTCTGTGTTGTCTACAGTTTTATAAAATGTCGGGTTGTATAAATCGGCATTCTGTGTATTAACATTAGGAGGCAAATAATTAATGATACCGGTAGGATCAACAGCAGTGCCACCGTTTCCAAAGTGCATTTCGCTGATAAAAGCAGTCCCTTTATTTGCTAAACTATACGCCATTGCTTCGCTGATATTCTCAAAGTGAATAGCATTTTTCTTGTCAACCAAAAGAATAGGATTTTCAGAATCTGTTATATCTGAAATTTTTATCATTCCTATAATATTTGGTGTTATTGATTCATGTGTATGCATTTCTGCCCTTTAATAATTTAGACTCTGCCCTGTGCAAAAACTTCTCCAGATTCTGGATCAAAGATTTTTAAAAATCCCTGTACAGCAACACCCGGATGTTCGTCAGGCAGCGCCTGATTGTCATCTTGGTTATCTGGTTGATCTTCTTTTGAGAGCTCTTTATCATTATTTATCATCATATTTTTAGGGGTTTCCAAGTTGTGTGTATCCTGAGGACGGTCTGTTCATATTATAGACTGATGAACCAAATGGGTGTACAGATAGGATTCCTGTTCCTCCGACACCGCGTCTGATCTGTCCTAATATATTGTTGTTTTTAGTATAATACTCAATTCTTTCGCCGTTAATATGTAGGATACCGGGAGAAATATTAACAGGATTTGGTTCGTCTAATTTTGAGCCATCAACTACTGTTATTGTGGTATCTGTTAAGTTTAACGGAGCAGCCAAAGTAGTAGTAAAGTCCGGAGAAGCATTTGATGCTGTTCGTACATTATTCATATTTACAAACAATCTAACTCCGTTATTTCCTTGTGTACTATCAATTAAGGTAATAGTTAAACTGTCGTAGGTTCTACCAGGTAGTAATTCTTCTGGAGCATGACTAAACAGTTCGGATATAAATGTACCGCCATTGGCAACTATAGTGTCTGGGCTAAGTCCAGACACCACAGGGAATGCAGTATTACCAGTAATAGCAACAGCAGCAGATCCTGTGCCACTACCAGGACCGGTTGCAACAAATATTACTCCTTCAAGGTTCTTAAAAGCACCAATTAAGGTAAAATCTGTGTTGCCAACTGTGGTAATGATATATCTTGTACCAATTTGGAATTGTCCTGCAGGAATTGCCTGTCCGGATAGACCGCCACCTGTAACTGCGGTGTCAACAGTTACCTGATCGTAGGAATTAATTTGAGTATTGTCGAGCCCCGAAACTAATCTTGACAGCACTCTAGGAACCATATTGACCTTAGGTGTATATGAAGCCCAGATTCGATCATTGGCATTGTCAAAGTCTGCAGAATTGTATGGCGTAAACGAACTTGAAATAAATTTGTTATTTGCCGATACATTAGCAGTGGTTATGTAGGCATTACCTTTGTAGGTCAAATAAGTTCCTGTAGGGTAAGCAACATTAGGCTGCCAATCGACAACATTGGTAGAATAATTAACCCTATCAAATCGTATAGAAGTTTTTAACTTTCTAATTTTCTTATTGTTTATTCTTACACTGGCAATAGTCTGACTTCTAGATACTTCCTCGTACTTACTCAATGAAGTAGTACCCGATCCCGAAACTGCCACTGTAGGTGTGAGCGTATAATCTTTTCCAGAATTAACTACATTGATCTGCGTAACTTCACCGGTTACTGGATTAATTGTTGCTACTGCGTTTGCACCCATTCCGGTGACATCGTTAGATATAATCGAAATATCAGGCGGGGTTAAATGACCGTATCCAGGATTTCCAATGACTACACTTTCGACTTCAAACTTATGATTATTTTTCCAGTCTTGATATCTTGGCAAGGTGTTAATTAAATTGTTATCACCAGGTAACTTGCCACTAGGACTACGGAATGCCTGTTGTGTAGCATCCCAGTATGACGGTAAGTCAAAGTCACTGACTCCCATGCCGGCTGTTTCTCCGGTAAAGTATTCTAGATTATACTCTCTAACTTTTGTTCTATAAGGCTTGATTTCATTGACATAGTCTTCATAGTATTCTTGTTTATTTTTAATAAACGATGTTGATGACTTCAATGCATTTATTCTGTGTTTAATAGAAACAAAACTGGTCTTAAAGATCCAATCAGAATATTTTTGTTCAGCTAATATAAAGTCTACCAAATTGAGTAAAAATCGGTTGTAGTAAATTGCCAAGTTGTCAACAAATATATCTTCTTTGAGACCTTTAATGATATATCTCAACTCATTAAACAAACTGTAGTCCCATGGCTCTTCGTCGTAACGATAGAAATCGTAGCCAACTTTATTCCACAATTCATTTTTAATCTGAATAGTTCCGTTTTGGATTCCAATTACAGTATACTTGTCTGTGCCGTCGTATCTGAACAAATTGAAGTTAGCCGAGCCGTCATTTTTAACTTTAATTAATTTGCCAACTTGTAGATTTTCAATCTTATAGATATCATTAAATGTTTCAACAGTATAGTCTGGTAAAGTTTTTACACTATAGCCACTTTCAAACCAATTTGTAAAGTACCAGGTGTTTGCTGTGTCAAAGGATTGTACTGCGGTTAAAGTATTCTTACCGTCTGCAATGTCTTTGACATATATACTCCAACGATTATTAAAGTTGATGTCGTCTTTGACAAAAATTCTTCGTGGTAGAGCAAAACCAAGGAAGTCTGGATCGCCTATACCAGTAGCTGTAAATACTGTTCCAGCATTATTGGAACTTGCACCAATTGTAGTAAAGTCAAAGTTTATTGCTTCTGTGATAATGTATTGCTTGCCTATTTCAAAAGCACCAGTTGAAAACTCCGGAACAGAATTTACCTGTTCAAATGAATCAACTACATAGTCGTATCGATCGGCAACTGGCTCTGGTTCAGCTGCATAGAAATTATCAGAGTAAACATTAAATCTGTCAATAATTTTTAGTGCCACTGGATGATTAATTAAAATAGAATTTACATATTTTAAAACATCCTGGATTGCTTTTGTTCTGTTTAAAATTACTGTTTGTCTTGGTTTGTTTGACAAACCAATTCTGTCATCGGCCATCAAAGCAGGATCTGGAACTGGATTACTGTCTTTGTCTTGACCTACTAGACTATCAATAATTTTATCCTCTATACGAGGATCCATTACTGCAGAATCGTTGCCTTCAGGGAACAATTGATATTCGCTGTGTGTTATGCTTTCGTTTAATTTAACTTTGTACTCAATGTGTATTGCAATGTCATTGGCAGACAAATAGCCACCAATGTTATATAAAGCAATGGCATTGTTTCTTAGAATAGCGGCATAAGGAATACTCTGCAATGATGGTTCGCTTATACGATATGCAATATTATAAGAACTCAAAGTTTTAGATTGTTTAGTTACCGTTGTTCTATCTTTGACCCAGTAGTAAAATTTACTTTTTACTTCTAAACTAAGATCATCAACATAGCTCAACTGTACACAAGCACTGTTGTCACCAAATTTTGGAATTCCATCTAGACCTGCAGAAACATGTTGAGATGGCGGAACATCACTAGCTACCCATTCATAGACATCTATTGAGCTTCCTGGGAATATTCTTGCCCAATTCTGAAGTCTATAATCATTGTTGTCTTGTTCGTAATCAACAAAACGAACAGTATCAGTGTCCCACCATATCATTCCAACTTGTTTTTCGCCCCAATGATATTCAGTGTCAATTGATAAGTCGGTTCTTGTACCTACATTATATTTTGCAGGGTCCGAATCACTGACAAAATCAATGTCAGCGGCAGCACTACCTAGTATCTTTCCTTTTACAGGATCAATAAAATCTAATCGTTCAACAATGGTTTTTGTTTTTCTGTTAACCAAATAGATATTGGAAATACTGTCGATATTAACCACAGGTTCTTGTTCTTTTACCAATCTCCAATTAGTGTTTTCTAAACCTATATTGACAAATCTAATATTTCTAAATCTTGCCAATCTTTGATTCTGCCCTGCATAACCAATTCTTTGCGGACCTTTAAAAACTGCAAGTCTTGAATCAGTTGCCAGATTGACAGTCAATATAGTACTATCGTCTAAAGGAATATTGTTAAACTGCGAACACTTTACAGTGAAAACATCGCTATCTCTTATAACATTAATTCTAGTGCCAGCCTTAAATAGCTGCCAGTTATACGACTCAGAATTAGGCGGTAGGTTGCCAGGTAATGGCGCACTTTGTGACCCATCATAAATTACCCATTCGTCGGATCGTAGATAGTTATAAACAACACTCCATGTCTTGCCCTGGTTAACTGATCCTAGACCCCTGACAGCACTAAGAGTATGTTCTCTACCTAGGCCATCGACTGCAAATGCTAGCACCACAGCTAACGACCCGCTAGTACCAACAGTAGAGTACAATGTTACATCGTGTTCGTACTGTTCAAAATATTCACTAGAAATAAATCCAGTGTAAGTGTCAGAGGGATTTTCACATTCAACGATGTCGTTCTCAACATCGTATCTCCAATAATTTGACTCTGTTAAACTTGCTGGTTGTGCTTCAGTACTAACTCTATGTGAGAATTTTGTCCATTGACGATACTCTGATAAAGGTTCTGAATCCGCAGGCGTAGTTCTATACGATGCTGGTGCACGGCCGGCACCAATTCCAACGGAATTAGCAATTTCAACAGAAACAGGACCATAGAAGCTCGGACCCACAGCATAAGGATATGCCGGTGAGTTATCTTCGTTTACTGTCATAAAGTAAGCATAGGTACCATCAGGATAATCAGGTGTTACACAATATCTTCCGTTAAATTCATCAAGATCTGCTTCGTCGTTAAAGGTGTAGTCCTCAACAAATATCCCCATTGGATGTAACATTAGATCACAAGCATCGGTGTTAGCACGATATGAAGGGTCTTTTAACTTATACTTGCTAACCATTCTTTTTACTACAGCATTTGTTCCGTCAACTGAACTGTATCCATAAGGGCCGTAAATTGGATATCCGTCTAAGGCAAAACCCATAATTTTACTGTGGCCATCGAGATGCCTGTATATACCTTCTAAATAGCCTGCTGCAAATACTACATCCGGATCTCCTTTAGATCCATTAGTTGCACCAATACCAGAGTTCCAACTATTAGTAAAGGTGTAGCCATAATAGGCATAAAGATTATTCTGATCAGTAATACCACCAGCTGAGTCTTTGTTAATTCCTGTAAGCCCTGCAAATCCTAGATTATAACTAAATCCAGGAACTGTCAGATACCCAGTCGGAGCCAGGCTTCCATAGTTTGCATTAATTATAGCTACGCCGTTGACAGCAAAGCCAACGACTCCCGGCCAAGCAGGTTGACGACTGCTAGCACTTGCAGCCACATTACTTCCAGCGTATAGAGGCCAAGTACGATCGTAGTTTTGCTCTACGGCAGTATTTGTAATCTGCGAGTTACCAAAACTATGATATGGTAGTCCGTTACTTCTAACAGTAATACTGCCATTTTCAAATGCCATGTAAGATTTAGGACCTACAAAGTTTCCTAATTCACCGCGAACAAATTCATAGACTGCCCACTTGTTGTCATTATTTTTGTCTACCCAAACACGATCGCCAGCTTTCCAGAATTCTTTCGGAACATCTAGGTCTCGTGCATTGAGGTTGGCATATCTGACTGCTTGAAGTACAAATAAATCCCCAATGGCTTCCAATGGAGTCTTTAAGAGAAGTGCTGTTTGTTCTTCAGTAACCTGTATAGCAATTGTATTTGGTTGTTCTACATACAATGCCTGATAGAAGCCATCAAAATTATCATCGAATCCTCTAATAGCAAAAACATCGCCTGTTTTTAATCCGTGATCGTATGTTGTTGTAATTAATGCTTTGTTATCGAGATTCCACTCAATCTTAGCTACATCAACCGACGATTCAATGATTGAAAATATTTGCCAGTTTTCGCCAAAGTCTTTGGCTACCCATAACTTGTAACCTGAGTATAGCTCGGCTAAGATTTCATCTGACTCTGCCTTAAAGTTTACAAAATCAAATAAAGTACGATCAACATCGTCAACCTTGACATAACCGGCTGTTTTAATATCAGTCTCTAGACTAATACCAGGATCTCTATTTAAGAATATAGGAGAACTATAATTTTCAGGCCTGGACACTAAATCCTTGGGTCTAATAGTTACTAGCTTATCAAGGTCTGCATCGCCAGCATTTAGCAACTTCAATGCAACTGGGTTTGCTTTGAACTTAGATTCTGGCAGCGGTATTTCTATACTGCGGTTAGCTTTGTTTGATCCGTATTCGCCAACTCTAAGTCCCCACTCTTCAAAAACAGAAACTTCATTAGTTAGGTTATCAAAGTTTCCTTCGTACAAAGCAGTTAGAGAATTTTTAGTTCCCTTTTCTTTGATAAATCCTTGATAGAACTTGATCTGCGCTGCCTGATCCATACCAATATTCTCGAGGTACGGTCTACTACGATATCCTATTAGGCCACCACTAAATTTATTATATACTTCGTCAATATAAGGATAATCTATATCATAGATGTTTTCAAATTTGGCAGCGTTGTGTGCCAAGTTAGGTACTAATTCAGATTCAAAATTGGAATCAAGTAAAGACCAGTTATCGTAGTTGAATTCAAAACTTCCTGGCAGATTGTACAGGGCAGAATAATTTCTATTTTTATATCTAACAATGTCAGCCTTTTTATAATCTTTTTCTGGCTCCCATTCGTCAATACTACCTGTGCTGTAAATAAAGCCGCTAGGATTTAATTCCCCAGTCCAGTTTGCTGTCTTATTGCCAACAATTTTAATTCTATTTTGTCTACTACCTGATTCAGGTTTATAGATAATATCGTTGAATACAGTCTGATTGTCAAAGACCAAGACATGTTCAAATTGAACCAAATTGAGTTCAGCATAGGCAATTGATTGTCCTGTTGTAGTAGTGATAGATGTAACACCGGGTTCCCTAATAATTAAAACTTCACTAGATCTAATTACATTAAAGTTAGGCCCTAATATCTGCGACTCACCAGATACATTTGTAATATTATCAACTGTTGAATTAACTCCATATATAGACAATGAAGTAGAGGCCGGACTTAGTACCAATATGTTACCCGGCTTCCAGCCTTGTAAACTCCAACTTATAAATTCTCTAATACTTAATACCCAATCTCTTTGATGCCCTAGATTTGAATCATAGTTTTCAAAGCTAAAGCCCTGCGATTTTAAATGGCGCTGGTAAGAAACTAAGAAGTCAGCGACCTGCTGTACACTTCTAAATTCAAATCCATATGGTATATTGACCTTTTGATCTTTAGAGTCTCTAAATATTACAGCTCTAACTCCAAGCTCTTCAACTGCATAATAGTTATTATTAAACTCACTGGGTATTACTGTAAAGAACGGATACTTGAGATTGTAGCCGTTAACTGAATAACCATTTTGAGTCTTTTCAACAATAACTGCGCTATAAATTGCCTGACGAATCGGAGCACTCTTATTAAGATGTACTGTATAGTTTTCGTCAGGGATAATTGCACTCTGACTGTTACTAGTTGGACTAAATTGTTCAACCATTGTTGTAATATACTTTTTATCTGTAAAGCTAGACATTTTATATCCTAGCTGGACAGTCATGTTAGACAATCGACTACGAATCTTTTGTGCGGCATTTAGTCCGATGTTAGTTAAGTAACCGTGTATCCAATTAATGTATCCACTAGCTCTACTAATTACACCGTTGACTAATTCTCCATTAATCTTAATTAGTTCGGGCTTTAGATTTTCGTTTGGTGTTGATACATAGTACTGATCGACAATATCGTCCCTCTTGATTGAAGTTACATCAAAATTCAAGCTGAAGAATTTAGCTGGTACAAGTAAAGATATTGCACGAACTACTGCATAGGGATATTCGCTAGTTCTAGCCCAAGCACTTTCTACTGGCCCGCCGTCACCAATTTGGTAGGGCTGATTAAATTTAGATCCATCGAAGTTTTTAACAACTTTAGCCATTGGTGGTAACAGATTGCCGCTGTTGTCAACTGGTATGACTGTTAATAGCCCCGGACGAGCATAGGTAGGATTAACTTTGCCAGTGCCTTTATCTAATCCATTGGCTAAATCTGCCCACATTGGATTGTTTGGCAAATACGGACCGTTGCCGTATTCTTGCGCCCACCAAAATGGCTGATCACTGTAACCCAACATCTCCCATGGGTGTGTATGTGGGCGGTCAGTGTCGTAGTAGTATTTGTAAATAGCACGCCAGTATCCTGGTAATAGTTCTCCTCCAATTATTTCTGTAGTTAAACTATAATTCCAACTGAACTGATCGTTTGGTTGGAAAGAAGAATTATCACTAAAATCTAATTGATTAAAACCAATCCATTTTAAAAATTCAACACTTAATACTTCGTTGTATTCAGCTCTTGTGTAATCAGATGTTCTAAATTTACCCGGTCGTACAGAATTAATATCAAAGACATCTTTATTGTATTCTACACGAATATTGTTATAAATTCTCTTTTCTAATTCAAGGAGATACTGATCTCTAATGTCATTAAATACTGGAATTAAACTTCCGTCGTGTCCTTGAATAACACTTACAGGATCTCTGTAAGTATCGTCAAGATATATGCCAGGGATAAACTTTGGATATAATCCGAGTTTAGTAGGTGTTTCGGGAATATAACTACCATCTGTGTCCCTATAACCTTTAACTAAAATTACATCGTTAAGAGATAACTGGACAGACTCTGTAAATTCAATTGCTGGTGTACCTAAGGCAATATAATAATCTTTATTTTGAATTAGTTGGTTACCATTTAGATAAACTAAAATAGCCTTATTTGTTAACCCAGATTCTGGATAAATTTCATCTTGGAAAATTTCGTAGATGTTTGGTAGGCTGTAAATTTTTAAATTTACATTTTTAACTGTGTAAGTATCAACTACATAATCTTTACCGCTGGGTACCATTCCTGAATAGAACCATGGGAATGTTGAATTTTTAACTCCGTTAATTGCAACCAATACTTGATCTACTCCGTTTATAGGATCATTTTTGTCAAGATCAGTTAAAGTCAAACACATTTCTAAGAATTTATTCTTAAACCTGTTATATTCTTTTCTAGCGTAATCAATACTGTTAATAAAGTTAACAGAAGAATCAGTCAAGAATAACGAAGAATAAATTGTCGGTGCAGAATGTCTAAGTATCTTGCCGCCATTTCCAGTTAACAATAAATCCCTAACATTATTAGAGTCTAAAAGATTTCCTTTTACACCAAATGTATTATTCCCAATTTCAACATAATGGCCTCGCATTTGTCCCAAAGTAATATAGTCCACTGACTTATTCAATGGATTAAATTCTAGGTTAGATGGAATAGGATAATATCCTAACGCACTGACAGAATTACTGTAGATAAAAATATCTATTTTGTCATTTAAAGCTAAAGTTTGGAATATATAAACAGCCTTGCGAACACCTACTATTCTAATTTCAAATCCATCTCTTGGGATTTCTCTGTTATTAACAAAAACTTTTAAGTTAGGTGCTCTTACAATTTGCTCAGGCAGAATGTCAATTTCAAAATAATTTGCAGTACCATCATAAGAAGCAGTTATATGTTGATATTGTTTAGTAGGTTCAGCGACTGTGTCCCATACATTAATATCGTAAGTTTGGGTTTGATTAATTAATTTTTGTATATAGCCAATGTTGATCTTTTTAGTAACAACTAAATCTACCGGCCTATAACTAAATGTATCATTATCAAAACTATTTTCAAATGTAATATCAGCTACTGATCCAGAGATGCTGTTATAATAGATAGCAAATCTAAGCACAGAGTCAATTAAACCTGTGCCCGGTCTGTAAGAAAATATTTTTGTTCCCTTAAAGGTACTTTCAGGATATGCAACTTGGTCGCTAAAACTAATTCCTTTGTCGTCGATAACATCAAACAGAGGAGCTTGATTTTTTGTTTGTTTAGCCTGCGACTTAACCCAAGAAGCACCGTTAAACCAATAAGACATCTTTGGGTTCCAACCTTCTTTGGCAACGATATAATCATAGGCAGATGCAGTTTTAATTGGAATTAATTCAATTCTTGGTTTTATAAATCTGAACCGACCTATATTAATTTCTGCTTGAGCAGGTTGTTCGAACAACAACTCGTAGTCGTTGGGTATTTGTGCTACCCTACCAACATACTGTCCGTTCCAGTTAAAGATAAAACTACCCACTTCAAGTTCGTCTCTAAAAATAGTCGAACGGGATGTAGAAGCAGGCGGAAATATGTCATACATTCTATAAGTACCAATGGCAACGCTAACGGTACCAGTTCCTATTCCGTCAAATGTCTGCGATGTGCTTTGATCTTTAAATCCAACACGATAAATTTTACTTCTAACAGCAATGTCAAGATCGTTAGGAAATAAAACAGTTTGCCCTTCTTTATAATCCATTACCGGTAGTGCAGAAACTTGTTGATTGTTAATCTGTGCAAACGCATCGGTAATTTCTGGCCACAATTGACTGACTGACGAACTAATAATTTGTTCGTCTACTCTATCAATAAAATCTAATAGATTCCTACCATAGTTAAACAACTGTAGGTCAGGGTCAAATTCAATAATAGGACGCTTTGCACGAGCTGCCTCATTAATAAGTATTTCAGTTTTATTGTACTCTGCTGTTTTTAATATAACATCTTCGTGAAACCAGCGATTGGCTCTAGACCAAGCATTTTTATCTGCAGACTGTCTTTTAATTGTTATGTAGTCAACATCTCCAACTCCCAGTGTAGGTTCGTCGTAGTTGGTCATGTCAAAACCTATAATGTCGAAGGGGATATTAGTTCCTGAGGTGTTTCCTTCGATTGATTGCAAATCGCTGTATTTGACTAATTTTATGCCAGTACCAACACCCTCAACAATATAAGTTTTATTCCTATATTCTTCTGGTGTTATTGTACCATCAAAAAATACTTTTAGTCCATTGGTAAACACAATACCAGTTGGAGAAGTATAAGTCTTCTTGTTTAAAATATCCGTGTTGACATTTACATCGCCGCCCAGACCTTCAACAATCTTAATCTTACCAAAAATATTAGGATTGTTAGCATCTTGGTAGTATAGAGTTGTTAGCGGTGCAGTGATAGGTGGTGACGGAATAATGTCACCGGATGTAGATTTAAAATATTCTCTTCCAGAGTAAGTATTACCTTTGCTAACTAAGATTCTATGTCCAACAGGAATTTCTCTAGCAAATTCTAAATTAACTTGACCGTCGGCTGCTATGTTAATTTTCCATAGACCTTTACGGCGCTCCATTGGTACAATAGAACCGCTGGCAGTAATCCAGTCAGTATTTGGTGTTAATGCGCCTAGGAATACAATATACGATCCGTCAGGGAAGCCAGTTTCCCCGTCGATATCTCCAATAATTTTTAACGACGGTTGATTCCAATATGCACCATCAATACTGGAGAAACTTGCATCTGTTGCATACTTTACATAGTTAATAATTGGAGATGTAAAATAATAGTCCTGGTCGTCCTTTAAGGGAACAGTAAAAATTACATTGCCCGAAGTAACACCGTTGTTGCTTACTCCAAAAATTTCTCTAGTAGACGACTTCTGACTAAAGTTTTTTAATCCGTCGGTGCCAGGTTCTGTTTGTATCCATAAGCCAGTACCACCCGAAGGCACAGTAAAATTGTAAGTTACACCTCGAACTAGCGTAATCTCAGGATTGAGATCCGACCCAGTTTGATCTGTAGTATAAGAATTGGTTTGTCTTGAAAAGACAAATGTCTTAGGTACTAAAGGATTACCTGAAGTTATTGTAACTGCGTCAGGACCATTGGGTAACCAATAGTATCTTGTATAGTTAATAAATTTATCTAGATCAATTCTAGGATTGTAATTGTAGTACTCAGACTTAAACAATCTATTGTGGTTATCTGTCTTACCACCATAGTAACCAATTTTAGTAATCAGATCATTATAGTCACTGTATAGATCTATTTGTTGTCTTTCATTTTTAACAACAACAGCTGGCTCAAATTGATAATTGCTTTTATTTGTATCTGTTTCTTCAACAAAACTACCAGCCGATCCATAACTCAATGAAAATTTTCTTCCAACAAAGCCGTTAATTCTAGTTAAGTCGGGTTCACTTACTAGTTGATCAAATGTCGCGCCTAAGAATTTCTTATTTGCTTCGGTGCGAAAAATGTCCGGAAGAAAATTTAATGTCTTTCTGATTGCCATTGTTTGCCTGTTTAATTAACTTCGACTATACCTTGATTTAGTTGACTTGCAGTAACCGCACTGATAATTTCAACATCGTTTACTGTAGCCGCACTAATAATGATTTCATTTGCTTCAGCATTAATTTGCTGTAGGCTTCCAAACTTGATTGAGCTATCTCTAGGAACTATTACAATACTTGCAATATTTGGTGTTAGCATCTTGTGCAAGAACGCTGCCAATTCAGAGAAGTAAAAAGTTTCACCAAAGTCCCAGTTATCAACTTCAAAATATTGATTAATTGCACTGATCACAGAAGTCTTAATGTCAGCATCAGTGATGTTTAAGTTTGGATTCTTAACTACTTTAAAAACTGCCTGTAAATTTGGATGAGCCTTGCTACCAAAAATAGGTTTATAATTAGCAGGTTGTAGTACAATTGTATCACTCATTGCTTTTAAGTTATTTAACTCACCAAATTCAACTGCCAATTCTGCTGTAGTAGGAATGTCAGGCTGTGCTACAACACTCGATATGTCTTGAATCCACTCTCTATAAGCACGATCATAATTAGCCGTAAGCATGTAAACATCCATGATATTGCTAATACTAGGATCAACTCTACGAGAGTTGGGACTGTTATGTCTGTATTGATAATAAAGGTTTCTTCTACCTATAAAGGCTGCAAATCTTGTTAATGCAGTGCCAAGAGTCTTGCCTTGTGTACCTTGTATCACTGCATGGAAGGTACCAGGAGTAGTAAGGAAAAATACTTGTCCAATTTGATAGACATCAATTTGAGCCAATGCTTCAGTTAATGTAGCATATTCTGAAATGATTTCTCCATTGGGTACCAGTCTGGTATTCAAGTATCTGTTAAATGATGTTCCTGTTACTGATTCAAAAAATACATACTTGCCACCAACATTAGTCGATGGTGATACAATCTGCTCAAACAGCATCGGATCATCGGGCACCCCGTCGTTGTCTGAATCAGCATAAGTTAAATAAATTCTTGTGCTATCAATGTATCCATCGATGTCAACTAACTGTTTATGCACTGCCCAAACTTTATTCTTACCCAGTGGAGTGTAATCATCGGGCTTGCTATTTGTTTTTAGGATGTTAATATGATCTTGAATTACCCGACCAACTTTGCTGTCATAGACTTTTAACGACTTATCAAAGTAAAAAGTTGTTTCAACAGGACTATGGAATATGTATTCAATTCCTTTATGGCTAACAAGGTATTGATCGTTGTTACTGTTATATTCAAACTTTAACAACCATGTTGTATCTCTTGCTAGATTAACATCTCTGATTAATCTCCAACTTTGTGTTACATCACTGTAAGCCAATCCAAAGTTTTTATAACTCTTAATAAGATTTACCACGGTGGTAGTAAAGCCAGAAGAAAAATTATTCTTGTACACAGGAATAATTGAGTGCACAACAGCACCTGAAGGGATTCTATCGTTTAAAGTAACAGGACCTTGACCATTGGTGAAGTTTCCTAGTCCGCTGTTGGTGCCATCATCGATTACACTTAGTATAGAAGAGTAAATTTCCAACTTATCGTCGGCTCTGTCAGGAGTACCAGCAACTAGACTGTTAGATGCAGTAAAGTAATAGCCATTGGGAGCAACAAATTTAACTAATGCACCAACTCTAAGGAACTTGCTATTACCAGAAACTGCTGTTGCTATTTTGTATGGCGTATTAAATCTAACAAAGTATCCGGTTGAGTTATTGTTACCAACAGAGCTCTGATGCCATTCTACTGTTGCATCATAGGCTTCGCCGTCACCAAATCCTGTATCAGTTCCTGTTCCTGTAGCAACAAAATTTGTTCCTACTGTATTTGAGCCGGCACCAATGGCAGTAAAGTCTGTTGTTCCAACTTGCGTAATAATATATCTACGGCCAATTATAAATTGGCCTGCGGTTAATACTGTTCCAGGCAAAGTAATCGAGTCTGCCTGAGAATAATACTTGTGAATCATTTCTTTGCTGGCAATGATATCGTTTATTACACGATCGTAAACTATATTCTGAATATCATTTTGACTGCGGAAACTAAATGTAAACGACTTTACATAATCATTTTTGTAGATAACACCGTCTTCGCCAAAGATATTTGTACTAGAATACTTTCCAGTTGTATCAATCATATCCAAATATCTACTCAAACCCGAGCTAGTACGGTTAATTGATTTAACTTTTAAAACCTGACTAAAGGTTGTATACGGAAGGATATTATAATCCTCTCCAGTGATCATTCTGTTTTGTGTATAATATTGTTGTGGTGCTTTTTGTTTAATCTGGCTAGTAGTTTCTCTAGCCGAAGCATTAGCCACAGTATATTTTAAACTTGCACGGAATGTAATAGTTTCGACTCGACCTAATCTGCTAATGTAATTAAACGACACAGATATAGAACGCATTTCATCAGGAGTAACCCTGTAATTTAATCCATTGGCAGTTCTGTAGTAAAGTCTAAAGTTTCCTTGAGGGATATTTGTAAATGATCCGTCACCAAATACTAGACTAATTTGATCATTAGCACGGGTAGTAACTTGATAAAGATTCTTGTCACTGATATTATTGTAAACAATGTTTACACCAGATGTTGCAGGAACTCGGGTCCATAATTCATTTGTGGTCCCATCGGCATTTAAACTATACAACCAAATATCGTTATTGTTAATATTATTAACATCAATGTCAATGACTTTGTTAGGTATAGCTTCACTTACTGAGAAATCTATACTGGCAATATCGCCTTGTTTAAAATAGAAAAAGAATCCGGTATTGTTACTGGTGTTTCCGTTATTGTCATTGCGGTATAAAAAATTAAAAGGTTTGTTAAAGTCAGGTGCAGACTCGTAGACATAATTTTTACCAATGGTAGTTGCACTGACTAATTCAAAACTTGTTTTTGTACTTTCAATAATTGAATCGTACTTGTAAATTGGAATAATATTTGGAACAATATTAATACCGTATTCTTCTGTTACTACACCATTGATATCTTGTCTATTAGATGGACGACCAATAATTTGCGTATTAACAATTGCCGCATTTAATACTGCGGTAAACTGCTCAAGCCAGTTATCGTTAGACGGATCAGACCAATTGATAATAACATTACTTAGATTAAAGCCGTCGCTGTCAAAAATGTTTTCGGTAGTAGAAACGCTGTCAATTTTTATATAACCAATGGCAGGTACACTTCTTTTTGGAGTATAGCTAATTAATTTAGCCAACTTTAAAACACTATCTCTTCTTTCGGCTGTATCGAGAAAGTTTTCTCTGGCGTTTAGGTCTGTTCGGAAAGCAAGACTCTGACCTAAGAATGCAATCAGATCAATTAAAGCAATAAATTCACTGCTTTCTGTGAAGTCGTTAAAATCCTCCGGATAGTAGATTTTAATATAGTCAATCATTGACTTACGAAGTGTTTCAAAATCGTAAGTAGTAAAATCGGCTTCGCGGAAAGTCTGATAGATCTTTTTCCAATCTTCTGCCGATAGCAATCCAGTCTGACGAGATATAATAGCCATGTTAATCGTCTCTATTCATGTATTTATTCGTAAAATAATATGGTACTTTAACCCACAATAGTCAGAACTTTTGATTGCTTGTCAAATTGCAAAGCCATTTTTTCAACTTGGCTAGTTAACACATATCTTAACTCTAACTCAATTTGTATTCCGTGTTCATATTCTGTAATTGTTACATTGTCTGTTTCAATTCTAGGATCGTAATTGACTACTGCCTTAACATCATCAACAATTAGTGCTCTAATCTCTTCTGTTAATGGTTCAAATAGTACATCCCATATTATTGTTCCAAATCTAGGATTCATTAATTTCTGACCTTTTCTAATAGAGAAATGGTTAAAGAGATCCTGTCTTACTAGCTCAAAGTCTGTAAGATTGAATTTTCGATATCTATTGTAGGTACTGAATCCAAAATATGTAGTCATAATATTATTTAACCTGATCCGCGACCGCCAAGAGTGTTAACAGCATAGCGACCATTGTTGAAATAGGTACCGCCTGTTGTTCTGTTGGCATCTTGACCTTGACCGGTTTCTCTCCATGTCTTTGCTCCGCCTGCGCCTAATAGGTGTGCTGTACTTAACATACCGCCAACAGTACTAGGATCGTCGCCGGGCTTGATAGCACCAATTCTAGTCATGGTATTATAATTTTTTTCAAGTAGACGATCCATGGACTTTTCTTGCACCGACGGATTACCTAAAAACGATTCTTTGGAATTTACTCCGTCTTTTCCAGTCCAGCTACTTGGATACTGTACCGCGGCTGTTCCGTACTTGGCATAAGCATCAGGTTTGATATAACCTTGATCTGTTAACGCTGCGGCACCCATTTGATATTTGCCTAGGTAATTGCCTCTAGCGGCTTCTGTTGCTCCGTAGTTAAATCTACTTTCGGACCAGGCCAGCTGTGTTTTAACTGCTTTTACCTGCGTTTCATCAAGGTTACCTACTCCTCTGGTAGGAGTAGGATTATCGCTACGATACATATAGCTAGGATCTACTCCGTTTTTAACTGACTTGCCTGTGGCTTCTAGTGGACCGGTATCTTGACTAGCTGCCGGCCCGGTCCACTTAGTGGACCCATCAGGGTTAGTTTCAACACCGGTACTACCAGGTTTAACCGATCCCGGAGTGTTACCATATCCGGGTCCCGCTGGAGATCCTGTGGCAGTACTGGCATCAGGATTAGAACCAGAATTGTTTCCAACTCCAGACGCACTAGCGGCGCTACCAGCTGCTGGGTTTGCTTCTCCTTCAGAGTCTCTGGGCCAAGGTTCGTGCGATGTTACTTTTTTAGCAATGCTCTTGATTTTACCTTCTTGGCTTTTCCAGTCTGCGCCTTGTTTTTCTGTGTCGGCATGATCGTTAACATTAATTGGATCAGGTTTATCAACAGTTGGTCCATCGCCTGAATTAAGTTTTATGGTTCCGCCTTTAAGGGTCAAGTCGCCACCACAGCTAAAGCTACCTTCGCCGCCAGGATTTAAACTAATTTGCCCACTTGCGCCAATTTCAATATCACTACCATAAAAAGTAGATTTTTCTTTGGTAACTAAAGTTAAACTGTTTGCTTCGATATTCATTTCTTTTTTGGCGCATAGCTTAAATGCACCTTCGGCATGAATATACATGTCTTTGTCACCGTGGAAGTTAAAATCGCCCTTGGCTCTAATGTTAAGATCTTTTTCAGCATAGATGTTTAGACTACCTTCTTTATCTAATTCTATCCAAACAGTGCCTTTGCTGTTAATAATGTGAAATACTTCTTCACTGTCATTCATCATTATTTGATGACCTGCAGATGATCTTAATCGGAACAAACGGTTTTTGTCTTGGTAATCACCGTCGTCCATTACTAAAGAGTGACCGCCTTTGCGTCCAATTACCTTTAATTCGTTTTCTTCGATAGGACGGCCGGGAGTGTTTATACCAAAAACTGTACTAGGACTTTCTCGTTGACTGCTACTACTAACGACCCCACGAGTGGTATCTTTGTTTAAACCTTGTTCAATTATTGCCTTAAAGTGATCCTCATGTATGGGCTTTTTCTTTGTAGCAAAGTCTTCCCAGCTCTCTTCAGCGTTTTCGTTAAACTCAACAACAGGGACCAGATCCCCTTTTTCAGCCTGTTTTACATCAGAGTCTTTTACTTCTGAGTCGTCGTATTTGCCACCACCGATTGCCGGAACCATATAGTGTCCAATCTGTGCCGGTATGCAGGCAAACCAAAATCCTCGCAAGGGGTCGCCGGCAACAAAAGTACACAGAACATAGTTGTCTATATCGGGCGGTGTAAACCACATTCCGTAGGTATGTCTAACATCCTTGTAACTTTTCTTTTTGTTATCTGGAGGATCCTGTGCCGAGGCACCAAAGAATGGACTAGCATAACTTACTGTACGCCAGTTCAATTGATTAGCTTCGTCGCCACCGAGGTCAGGAATCCAAACCTGTAGCCTACCACTCATTGTTGGATCTAAGTTATTTTTAATTTTTCCAACATAGGGCCCAGAGTCAATTCGGACTCCAGGAGAGTCTTCTCTTCTTGCAAATATTGGTACTTTTGTACCAATTCGTCGATCAGTGTTAAAAGACATAGTTTGTTAATTTATCCAAAGAAAATATTTTCTGTGTCAGCCGACGAAACATTTGTGGCTGGTCTATTTGGAGGATAGCGATTTAGTAAACTTCTAGTTTCTCGTGCAGCTTCTGCTTCATCATTGCCTTCAATAGGCCCAGTGGAACGACGATCTATAGGACCAGGGTCGTAAAGCTCGCCAGTCTCAGGATTTCGTTTGAGCAACGACAACGACCCATCTTCTGCTCTAACATCCATGCCACTGGTATTCATCATTTCAAGAGATCGCTGATTTGCCCGACCGAGAGCCTGCGATCTAGCATTGCCTAAACTGTCATTGCCAGATCGTTCACCGGCACTAGATCCGCCTACTTCAGATTCTCCAAAAAGTCTAATGCAGTCAAGGTTTTGTATAAATTGCCCTCTTTCAAATGTACTATCTACTTTAAGTACACGATAAATTCCGCTAAACACCGAACTTGGATAGGTGTTAAAATCCATCTGTCCAGTTTCTTGGTCTAGATCCGTTGGAGTTCTAAAAAATATACTTACATATACTTCTTCGGTGTCCATATTTAAACTGTCGCCGCTTCCTTGATTGGGCCCGTAATAGATATCATCTTGTTTAACAAATTCAGGATCACCGGCAATTTTTAATTGCACATTAATCATATCACCACGACTACTACTCATTAACGAATTGTAGAAATCGTTTGAAGCAGTTTTTTTAGTATCGTTTTTACCTTGTTGCTGGCCAGCCAAAGGAGCATTACCAGCAAACACATTTTTTCTAAGAGGCGCTATTGTTCCTTTGCCTTCGGGCGTTCCACTACCTTTATTATTTTTTTCTTCTGCGTTTTCGTCGTTATTGGGTTTGACTTCTTCCTTAGCTAGTTTTTCTTTGTCAGAAGTCATCATGGTATAGAACATTGTGTTGAAGTCAACATTGAAGTCCAAAATTTCTTGGTTTAATCCTGTATAGATCCAGTTATATTCTTTTGACCATTGAGATTGAGGCGGTTGTTTCACTGGTGCATCAACAAATTTAGTATTATAAATTACATACTCGATTACATGATATGTAATTGTTTTTTGATGAGTATTTCTTTTAGTATCAAATTCGCCGTATTTTATTTCAGGAACAATTTTGAACCATTTCATTGTTCCATCACCACCGCCGCCAGGTTTCATTTGATTTTCAACATAAGTACTGCTTCGAACTACCAGATTTATAAAATCTATTATAGATGTTCCTGCGTTAACTGGAAATCTTTGTTTGTTTAATACTAACGGTATTGGTTGTCCACTCTTTGTTTTACCCAATGCATCAGCGGTACTAATAGGAGCACTGTCGCCGGGCATAGGGCTACTCTTAATTTCGTTATCTTTGTTAGTTACAATTTTTGCACTAGAGATTGATCCCGCAATTTCAAACTTGTAAATATCGGCCATCCCGTAGTTTTCTTTTTTAACTTGTTCTTGATGAAAGTCGTTTAGTGCCTTACAAAAACTGCCCTTGGCTTCACTATCAAAAATTTCTCCTACTGTTTCACCATTGGCCTCAAACATTGCCGGAGTTGTACCAACAGTTTGTTGATAAGCATGATGACTAAATGGTATAGCTGTGAATTTATATTCAGCACCTTTGGAGCCAACTTTAATATCACAACCAATTAACCCAACTTGAAAATATTTTGTGGCTCCAGGTATAGAGTTTATAACTCCGCCGCTTTCGTCATTGGCATGAAAATCAACCTGTAGTGTAAACAACATTTCATACCAGTTTTGAACCCCAAAGCCATTGGCTAGATCTAGTATTCTATCCATGAGAGTCATACCGTAGGGCTCAATAACTGTAAATTCAGCTGTTATTACATTACTACTACGACTTTTAGAATTAAGACCAATGATGCTTTCTAATTTAAAATTTTCAAAATAAAAATCTTCTCGAAAATTAGCATTGCGATTTTCTCTACGACCACCACTAGCAATTATAACTTCACCGCTAACAGTCCCCGGTGTGTACTCATTGGTCTTGGCTGCATACAAAGTAATACCGTAGGTATAGTTTACATATTCATTTAAAGGATTTGGTCTAGGACCACCTCCGCTGCCCCCGCTAGAGTCTGATAAAGACTGAGGACTAAAAGACCCCCTTGAAAAATCAGTAGGTGGTGTTATTGCATTTGATATGTTAGTATCAGCCGAATATGTTCGTGCACCTGCATTGCTTTCATCTGGTCCAGAAAAAAGAAAGGTGCCGCCATTGACAAACCCAATCATGTTACGCGGTTCTGGTAATATGCCATCAGGATTAGGAGGCGGAATAATTTTTCCATCTAATATTCCTGTAGTGCCAGGAGGGTTGCGATTAAATAGTCTTTCAAGGCTGGTTAGCGGTTGAGGTAAGACTCCGCCTTCGCTTCCAGAATTATTAGCACCAGAACTCTTATCGTCTTCGTTAGCCATATTATATTCCTAGTGCTGAAATAATTACATCTTTGTTAGGAATATAAATTACTTGACCAGAGTAAAAATCAAAGACTGGGTCTTTAATAGTATTTGGATTTCTTGCTGCAAATACCCACCACAGCGAAGAATATCCATAAAGGTCAGCTGCTAGTAAATCGGGTCTGTATGCATAGGTAGGACCTATCGTATAAGAAATATCCAGAGGATTTTTTGGAATACTACGATACTCTAAAACATCTAAAAACTTACCAAAGTTTTTTGTTTTGTAGTAAGGACTGTATTTGCTATATTCTGCCATTAGATAAATCCTCTATCAATTAAATGACCAGCTGCAAAACCATCAAGGTCAAATCCTGTGATTGTATTCTTACTGTAAGCAGGTTGTAATTGTATGCTAATTGTACTAATAGTTGGAATTCTGGTTCCATTTGATTCTATGTAGTCAACTTCACTTGGCATGACATGATTGAACTGTGTTACCAAACAAGGAACATGAGGGAAATAGTATTCACCGTATCCATCTAAGAAAACCAATGGAGGTGGATTTCCAGCGTTGGCACTGCTACCAAAATACATCTTTGTTGCGGCTCTAAAGAAATAAATACAACCTAAGACGAATTCTGCTTCCGAAGCATTTTGAGCAGTGAACTCGGCATTTATTTGAATCGCCTGTATTTCACTGTTTTCATAGGTGTAATGAGGATAGTTACTATGGGTAAATCTTTGTGCACCATAGTTAGCCTGATAAGTTACATTCACTTGAGGCGTATGTGGAAAAATAACACCGCCAGCATTACCTAAAGGAGCCATGACACCACTAAAACTCAGTGCTGGACAAGTGACTTTGATACGCCAGTCGGTGCCTCGCCCCGGTGACCCACCAAATGTCACATTAGTATCACCGGCATCTGCACGGGATAATATTCCTCCAATTGGTAATCCAGCAGAAGCCAGTCTGGCCGCGCCAGGATTACTTAAAAAACTTGTAGTCGCTCTGGATATCGCAGCTCCTGCCGCAAAACCAACCGCCGCTCCAACTATACCTTTTGCCCAAGATGCCATATGTAACCTCTTATACTATATTTATAAGAAAAATAATATGGTATTTTAATCAAGGTTGCATTATTAACATTTTTATGTTACATTACAAACGCAGAAATATCTGCCAAGGAGAACTAAAATTAAACACAACTATCTAAACAATAAGGATATTCTCAAAGAGATACACCGAAGTAAAAATACATATTGTTCGTACTTGTCGCCAGACTGCTCTGATTATGACATGATTATTCAAAATTTAGATCAGATCAACGACGAAACTATTAACCAAGCAAGAGAAAACCGGGCAGACCGACTAGCCCGTTTAGCATTAGATCAAGCTACTGCCAATGGTGAAAAACGAAAATTAGACGAATTTCAAGTTGAAATTGAGTCTGTTAAGGCAACTGATGTTATTTTTCGTGTAATGACATGGGCGCATGTGCCTGTTGCAGACAGTAAGAAAAAAGTAGTCGAAGAAACAGATGAAGATTATATTCATACCGAATACGACGATGACGACGATGCTAAAGCACCTCCTGTCGCTGTAAAGTATGTAAAATGCAATTTTCCTCCATTTCAACATTTTAAAATTGACAATTCGGGCAAATTCTACTGTGTGGGCAAAAGTCATTGGAAGGGCAATTTAGAAGACGGTGAATGGTCTAGAGATCATGGCACCATGACTAAAACACTAGCTATGATGTTTATGAAACTATGCGAGCGTTATGCCACTCGTTCAAATTGGCGAGGTTATACCTATAACGACGAAATGCGTAGCCAAGCACTGTTACAGCTCAGCCAAATTGGACTACAATTTGACGAATCAAAATCGCAAAATCCGTTTGCCTATTATACCGCAGCCATTACTAACAGTTTTACCCGTGTACTAAACATCGAAAAGCGTAATCAAAACCTTCGCGATGATATCTTAGAAATGAATAACTTTAATCCAAGTTATACAAGGCAGGGACTAATGAGTGGCGGGCATTACGGCGACGGCGACCACGACTAAATTGCCGTTAAAGTAGACTTTTATACAGGCGTTTTGCTACACTATACCTATGAGTAATCTATTTAAAAAAGCCGCAGTCTTCACTGATATTCATTTTGGTCTTAAATCAAACAGCCAATTGCACAATGAGGACTGCCTAAACTTTATCCGTTGGGCCACTACAAAAGCCCGTGAAGAAGGATGCGAGACAGCATTGTTCTTAGGTGACTGGCACAACAATCGTGCATCAATAAATATTGTTACCCTAAACTACAGTCTTAGGGCCCTGGAGCACCTAAATGATAATTTTGATGCTGTTTATTTCATTCCTGGCAACCACGATCTCTATTATCGCGACAAACGAGATATACAAAGCGTGGCATGGGGGGCACATCTCGGAAGGGTGCAAATCGTTAACGATTGGTTTAGCAGTGGTGATGTGGTTATTGCCCCTTGGCTTGTGGGCGACGACTATAAAAAAATACCTAATTTAAAAGGCAAATACATGTTTGGGCACTTTGAGTTGCCCGGTTATATGATGAATGCCATGGTAGAAATGCCAGATCACGGTGAAGTTAAAAGAGAACACTTTAATAACTTTGAACATGTGTTTACTGGACACTTTCACAAGCGTCAAACTAAAAAGAATATTACCTACATTGGCAACTGTTTCCCGCATAATTATGCAGATGCCGGTGACGACGAACGAGGGCTAATGATTCTAGAGTGGGGTAAAGAGCCTGAGTTTCATGCATGGCCCGATCAACCTAAATATCGTGTTTATAGCCTTAGTGCAGTTCTAGATAACCCAGATCAGTTACTGTCAGCAGGTATGCATGCCAGAATTAATTTGGATATTGATATCAGTTATGAAGAAGCCAGTTTTATCAAAGACACATTTATGGACAGCCATAAATTGCGAGAAATTAAACTGATTCCTCAACATACAGTTGAACTTGAAAATATAGCGGCACAAGGAAACATTGCCTTTCAAAGCGTTGATCAGATTGTGTCAGGCCAATTGACTAACATCGAGAGCGATCACTACAATACTAAGTTATTGCTGGAAATTTATCAAAATCTATGACCATTAAAATAAAGTCAGTAACTGCAAAAAACTTTTTGTCTATTGGAAATGTTACACAGAGTGTTAACCTAGACAGATCCGACTTAACATTAATTTTAGGTGAAAACCTAGACCTAGGCGGTGACGATTCAGGTGCCCGTAACGGTACTGGTAAAAGTGCCCTACTTAATATTGTAAGCTATGCTTTATACGGGCAGGCACTAACTAACATCAAAAAAGACAATCTAATCAATCGTACCAACGGCAAAGCCATGTTAGTTACTATTGATTTTGAAAAAGACGGCGTTGATTATCGTATCGAGCGCGGTCGTAAACCCAATATTATGAAGTTCTTTGTTGGGGATGTTGAACAGCAAAGCAACGACGAGAGCCAAGGCGATAGCCGTGAAACACAGGCTGCCATTGAAAAACTAGTTTGCATGAGTCACGATATGTTCCAACATATTGTAGCTCTTAACACCTATACGCAACCTTTCTTAAGTTTAAAGGCCAACGAACAAAGAACTATCATTGAGCAATTGTTAGGCATCACTTTGCTCAGTGAAAAAGCCGAAGCACTTAAAGAGCGTGCCAAGGCCACACGAGATGCTATTCAAAGCGAGGAAGTTAGAATTCGTGCAGTAGTAGATGCTAACAAGCGAATTGAAGAACAAATTGCCAGTTTGCGGCGCAGACAAACATTATGGTTAAACAAGCACAATGAAGAAATTGAAGAGCTAAGTTTAGCATATGATCAACTAAATCAAATCGACATTGAAGCCGAGTTGGCTGCACATCGTGCACTCAAAGACTACAATACCAAAGACAAGCGTATCCGAGAATTAAACTCTTGGATTAAAAGGTGTGAGCTGGACGAAGCTAGAGAGATTAAATTAATCAATCAACTTAAAGTTGAAATTGAAAGCCTAGAAAATCATACTTGTCATGCCTGTGGTCAATCTTTTCACGACAGTAAACAAGAAAAATTACTAGAAGAAAAGAAGAAAACACTGCAAGAAACTGCACTACAGGCATTATCAACTAATACTCAACTACTCGAGCATCAAGCATTGTTAGATGAACTAGGTGCACTAGGACCGCAGCCACAGGTGTTCTATGATAACGAAGCAGATGCTGTAGAGCACAAGTCAACATTGGCTAACCTGCAGCAAAACTTAGAAAAGAAACAAAAAGATCAAGATCCTTACAGCGAGCAGATTGAAGAAATGACTAAAACTGCTCTTGAAGAAATAAACTATGACGCAATGAATGAGCTAACAAAGCTTCGCGATCATGAAGAGTTTTTGTTAAAATTACTGACTAACAAAGATAGCTTTATTCGTAAAAAGATCATTGATCAAAACCTCAGTTATCTTAACACACGATTAAGCTACTATTTAGAAAAAATTGGTCTACCACATCAAGTTGCTTTTCAAAACGACTTGACTGTAAGCATTACAGAATTAGGTAGAGACATGGACTTTGACAACCTAAGCCGCGGCGAACGCAACCGACTGATATTAAGTATGAGTTGGAGTTTTCGCGATGTTTGGGAAAGTTTGTATCAAAAGATCAATCTACTATTTGTTGACGAACTTGTAGACAGCGGGCTAGATGCCAGTGGCATGGAAGGCTCGTTGGCTATTTTAAAGAAAATTAGTAGAGATCAAAAGAAAAGTGTATGGCTAGTAAGTCATAGAGATGAGCTAGTTTCAAGGGTAGAAAACATACTAAAGGTTACAAAAAGCAACGGTTTTACTACCTATAGCACGGACGCAGAAGTTTAACTGCCGCAGGGACGAACAGATTAATATTATAATGATTAAAAGACTTAATATGGTAAATTACAAACCCACCCTGTATGCAGTTAATTTTTTTACAGCCTGTGCATATATACACTAAGTACACACAGAGGTAACAAGCACAATGAGCGGATCGCGAAGCAAAATCAAAGGTAAGAGTTGGGAACGGACAGTGGCAAAATTTCTGTCTGAACATCACAATGCTTCTTTTGTTCGTGTACCGCACAGTGGCGCTTTCATTGGCGGCAGTAATGTTTTCCGTAAAGCACAATTAGACGCAAGTCAGATTAAAGGCTTTAAGGGCGATATTATTCCACCAGATTCATGGGTCCGCTTTAATGTAGAAGCAAAAAACTACGCGGATTTTCCATTTCATCAGTTATATCAAGGACCAGTACCCATCCTAGAAAAATGGTTAGATCAGTTATTAGAAGTTGCCGACGACGGCGATTTCAATGTACTAATAATGAAATTTAACCGCAAAGGTAGTTTTATAGCAATTCAACCGACACCAAGTCTTAACTACAATCAAAATCACTTCACTTACAATTCCCCCTCTTATGGTCAATGGATAATTCAAGACTTTGAATCATTTTGGCTTAACAACAAAACACAGATAGAAACCATAGCCACAACGGCATAAAATACGGCTTTGTTTGGTCGAGGTACCTCGACCCCCATTGAGGATATGTGCAATACCATATTCAGAACTTGGGTGCAGTTCGGTAGGCACTAACGCAAGGTGCTGAAAGATAGAGGCTCTGTGAAAAAGATACAACCTCGGCATGTAACAGTTCGCTAACTAGGGCTGGCTATATGTACCGTCATGATCGAATCTAGAGTAGGGAGTACAGGATGACCGCTTCCGTGTCCGAGGATAATCTCTTTTAGTTAGTACGAGGAAAGCACTCAGATCAAGAGTTTCCATTGTAATTTGGCCTGTTGGGCCGAATTACGATCTTCATCTAGATCAATGTATTCCAAGAAGAACATTAATTAATCTAGTAAACCGTAAGCGAAGCAATAGATTGCTGAGCGAAAGCGAAAGCAATAGACTTGCTCTGCAAGTCTCGAAAAGAAACAAATAAAAGCAAAAAGATAAATGAACAGTTACGACTTAGAAGAATGGAAGTCGTGTTTCCTTGGTTGTTTCTAAATTACTCTTAATGATATCAGCAATAATAGCTCTTTCTGACTGGCTGAGCATCATAGCATCGTCATAACTAATTCCACCGCGCATGTACCAACACATACGCAGTGCTTCTTCTTTTAAGGCCTTTATCTCATTGTCATAGCGTGTTAGATACGCTATGACTTCTGCGTCTGTAGTAAGAGCTAAAAGCCTTAGGCGAAAAAATTTGAGTAATCAAAGGTTAAATTAACTTTGTAAGTCTTAGTACAAGACTGACATGCAAGATTTAATCCTTCGGGCTTGGCCTGCTCTGTATACTCAGAGATACGAGTTTGTATAGCTTTAATTACTGCACTTTCGGCATTTTGATAAAATTCAAGAATAAATTCAGGGTTATCGACTCTTGTGCCATCTTCAAGTTCAATAAAATCAGTACTGTTAGTACAAGATGTTAGACCATATAGATACAAACGATCCATAATCTGTGAAACTTCTTTTGCACGATCGTCGTCGTTTATATTTGCGGCGTTTAGTACATTTAGTAACTTTTGTTCTTCAAACTCAATCATGTTACTCTTATTAACGCTGAAAAACTGCTGTGGCTTAAAGCGTATCTTTAGTCCGTGATATTCGAGAGTGCTACCAAATTCAGGACATTTAAGACCTGACAGTGTAGTGCCTAGATCAACTTCGTGAGTATTTTCTTCATTGCAGTGTTGGCACTTGCTGTCAAAGTTCATATTATTACCATAGGTAGCAATACGAATGGCAATTAGCACTGCATCGACATCTACACTGGGCATTTTCCATGCATCTTTGATATTTGGAACACAACTGTGTATGACATCAACAACTCCTTGTCCGTTTAGCAACGCATCAGGGGTACGAAGTAGTATTTCGTCTTTGGTGCTCATTGGGTAAACGGGCAGTTCTTTGTTTGCTGGCATTACTAAAGCACCATCGTCCCACCAACGCCCGTCGCTGGGTAGTCTTAGATAAATGGCAGGCTGGCGAAAATGCTTGGCCAGCGGGTTTTGACGCTGAATTTCCATGGATCGAATTCCTATAAATATAATTGAGTAAAAGTATTTACCTGGAAAAAACCATGGCAGACCCAATTGATTATGACAGATTAGCCCAAGCTATTGCAGATGCGATAGACAGTAAAGGCACGGCAGCAGAATTAGATAAAGAAAAAGACGCCATAAAATCGTCTACCAAAGAAAAACTCAAGTTTGTTGAGGCCATGAAGCAGAGCAGTAGTGTTACTGCAACTTTTTCTAAGATATTAACAGGTAAAACTGAAGATTTATCGGAAACCATTGAAAAAAATCGCAAATCTCTGGAAGAGCTAAACGAACAATATAAACAGGCCAAAACTGACGAGCAACGACGAGAGATCAAGGAAGTACAAAGGGAAACTCGTCGTGCAGTACTATTTCAGAATTTAAGTGTAGCCTTTGCCAGTGCCAGTTTGGGTGTTATTAAATTTACAGCTACTCTAGTAGATGCAGCTGGTGCAGCCGGTGCTCAGTTTGTTCGTGGGCTTCAGAACAGCAGTAATGGCGTACAAATGGGCGCCAGCATACTTAATGCTGGAGTAGGTTTAGCAAACTCAGCAGCACAAGGTTTGGCAGGTATCACTACCGCAGTGGGAACTGGTTTAATGGCAGTACTTAAAGGGCCGTTTAAATTATTAGGTGCTGCTGTAGCCGGTCTAGGTACCGCATTTGGATTTTTAGCAGAGCGAGTATCGAGGATAGTCAAGTTTGGTATTGAAATACTATCGGCTGAACTTGAAAAAACCATAGCCGGTTTCCGCGCCACATCACAGGCAGGTGCGTTGTTTGGTGACGGCCTGACAGGCATGCGTGTGGCGGCAAGATCTGCAACACTAACAGTTGATCAATTTGCCAAGGTATTATCGGTACACAGTAGAGATCTAGCACAACTAGGTATGGGTGTCACCCAAGGTGCTGTTAAAATGGGCAGAGTACTTAGTACCGGTGGCGATCAAATGCGCGATCGATTATTAAAATTGGGTTACGGTTTTGAAGAACAAGCCGGATTAGTTGCTGAAACAATGAGTCAGATGCGTGGTCTAGGTGGGCCATTAAGAGCAACAGACACAGAAATTGTACAACAAACTCAAAAATATGCAGAGAGTCTGCGTTTGATTGCAGGCATAACAGGTGAAGATGCTAAAAAGAAAATTGAACAGGCTAGACAGCAAAGTCGTGTTTTAGCCTTCCAACAGTACCTAGCTGGAAAAGATGAAAAACAGCGTTTAGCCATAAATGCTGCCATGGCTACAATGACTGAAGCTGAAAAACGCAATCTTATGGATCGAGCTGTACTTGGCACAGTTATAAACAAAGAAGGTGCAATCTACGAAGCCACTGTAGCTGGTGCAAGAGCCAAAGGCGAAGAAGCTTTCCGACTTCTACAAACAAATAATCTAACAGCAGAAGCCAATGCTAGATTAAATGCACAGTACGGTGGCCAGATCAAAGAAAGTACAATGGCTCAGAAGAGCATTGCTATTGCTGGTTATGTACTAGGTGGCCAGATAGGAAATGTTGCACAGTCCATGCTAGAGTCTGCAGAACAAGCCACAATTTATATGGCTGATGCAGTCAAGGCAGCAGGCGAAGCTGTTACAGCACAGGCTACAACCAACGATAAACTAACTAATTCGCTAAATCAAGCAACAATCGCTGCTCAAGAAATGGCTATTAAACTACAGTCGCTTCTTGATCCTTTCTTAGAAATGTACGCTGAGATTACTGCCAAAATGTTGACAGAAATTAGTGCAACATTTGACACCATGCGAACAGAAATTTCGGCTTGGGCCAAAGGTGAAAAGTCGCCAACTGCTACTAGCGAACGACTTCAAGGTATCAAGTCGGATATTGGTAAAAAAGCATCTACTGTTGAAAGTGTTGGTTCTAAAGTTAAGTATGCCGGTGCAGGTATAGCAGGACTTGGTGCATTGGCAGCGGTAGCTGGTGCAGTTATGTCACTAACAGGTGTAGGAGCAGCCGCAGGTGTACCTTTAATGGCCGCAGGCGGAAAAATGTTAGCCGGTGGTGCTAAGGTTGGACTAGCCGGTTGGACTATGGAAAGCGCCGGCGAATTTGCCAAAGATCAGGCAGCACAAGAGGATGGCCTGATAGATAAAATTGGTAAAATGCTAGGATATCGTCGAGGCGGTATTAGTAGAGGACCAAGTTCTGGTTATTTACAAAAGCTACACGGAACTGAAGCTATAGTACCGTTGCCCGATGGAAAGAACATTCCAGTTAAAGTTAATTTAGGTGCCGCATTAGATGATGCTGGAGTTGACCTAAGTCCAGAACCTGTTCAAATTGATCTAGGAACACTACTTGGTGATGCTGGAGTTAACCTAAACCCTGAACCTGCTAGATTTGATTTAGGAACACTACTTGGTGATGCTGGAATTAATCTCACAGATAATCTAGCTTCAGTTGACGCATTTAAAGGATCTATAGACTACGGTGCTACAACTTTTAAAGATACATTTAATTTTGTTAAGACTGGAATAAATTCAACAGAATCAATGATGTCAACCTATATCGATGATGTTCTTGCTAAGTTGTCAACAGAATCAACAGAAACAGTTTCTAGGGTAATAGAAAAGTTTGGTGTAACAAGTCAAAACTTATTTAGAGATTTTAGAAAAGAAGCAGGAGAATTTCTAAACACAAATGTAGTGTCTATAGATTCAATTAAAACTAGCTCAATAGTACCAGGCTCAATGGGATTAGAATCTGCTAAAACAGAATTAAAAATTGCAAAACCTATTATAGATTCTATTGTTAACGAGCTTAAAGAACAAATTGATATAACAGCTACTAATAACATTAGAACAGTTAACGAAAAACAAAATATTCAAATTGACAGTGAATCGTTGGGACAGTTAAAAATTGCTCTGTCAGCCGGAAATAATGAGTTGAAAGAACTTTTAACCGTACAAAACAATCTATTAGAAAAAAGTGTAGTTTCAATGGACAGGATGTCGGGTATTATGGATAATACATATACCGTTAACAATAGAATGTATCGCGAAATGACTTAAAAAGCCAGCCGGTCTAGTTCAAATAAATATAGATAATTAGAGAGATTACCGAATGTCTTGGAAAAAATATTTTAAAGCACCTAATATGGCAGTAGTTAGCCCTATTAGTGGCTCGTCAACCCAAAGCAGTCCAGCATATAGAAACTACCAAAGTCAGCTACCTGAGGTCTATGTTGGGCATCCTAACCGTTTGGAACGCTACAATCAGTATGAACAAATGGATATGGATTCGGAGATCAATGCGGCGTTGGATATTTTGGCTGAATTTACCAGTCAGCCTGATCCAGTTACTGACATGCCGTTTAAAATCAACTATAAAGAAAAGCCCACTGACACTGAAGTTGAAATTATCAAAGAACAGTTGAATCAGTGGATTACATTAAACGATTTTAAAAAGAGAATCTTTAAGGTAGTGCGAAATACCATTAAGTATGGTGATCAAGTTTTTATTCGTGACCCTGAAACATTTCAACTGTTCTGGGTAGAAATGAGTAAAGTTGTTAAAATTATTGTAAACGAAGCCAAAGGTAAAGAACCAGAGCAGTATATTGTAAAAGAAATAGCACCAAATTTACAGAATTTAACAGCAACTACAGTTTCAACAACAGACACCTATGCTAACCATCCGCAAGTTGGCGGCCCTAGTGGATCTTATGTACAACCAAATGCTCCTTTTAGTGGTGGCAGCAGGTTTCAACAAAGTCAAAATGAAAGTGCAATTAATGCAGAGCATGTAGTGCATCTAAGTTTGACTGAAGGACTAGATATATTCTGGCCATTTGGCAACAGCGTACTAGAAAACATTTTCAAAGTGTTCAAACAAAAAGAATTACTAGAAGATGCTATCATTATCTACCGTGTACAACGAGCACCAGAACGCCGTATTTTTTATATTGATGTGGGTAACATGCCAAGTCACATGGCCATGGCCTTTGTTGAGCGTGTTAAAAACGAAGTACATCAACGCCGTATACCTACACAAACAGGTGGCGGGTCTAACATGATGGATGCTACATATAATCCGTTGAGCACCAACGAAGACTACTTCTTTCCACAAACAGCCGACGGACGCGGTAGTAAAGTAGATACACTACAAGGTGGTAATAACTTAGGTGAAATTACAGATTTGCGCTTTTTTACTAACAAGTTATTCCGCGGTTTGCGTATTCCAAGTAGTTATTTGCCTACTGGCTTAGATGACGGAACACAAACATACAACGACGGTCGTGTTGGTACAGCCTTAATTCAAGAATGGCGCTTTAATCGCTATTGCATCAGACTGCAAAAGATGATAGCTGGTACATTAGACAAAGAATTTAAGATGTTTATGCGTTGGAGAGGCATTAACATTGACAGCCAGTTGTTTGAATTAGACCTAAATGAACCGCAAAACTTTGCACAGTATCGTCAAAGTGAAGTAGATTCTGCTCGCATACAAACTTATGTACAACTTGAACAATACCAGTACTTCAGCAAGCGTTTCTTAATGCAAAGATATCTAGGTCTTGATGAAGAAGAAATGAAAGAAAACGAAAAACTCTGGTTAGAAGAACAAGGTGAAACCAAGAATGGTGCTGCTGAACCTGATGTTGGTCTACGAAGTGTTGGAATAACACCGGGCAGTATCACCGGCGACTTAGAAGGTGCAGAAGCACTACCTGGAGAACCTGGTGCCGCAGGTATGGGCGGTGAAGTTGGAGCACCAGGAGTTAATGCTGGCATTGCTCCTCCTTTGGGAGGAGTTCCTACAGGACCGGGCGGAATACCGTCGGGACCGATGGGAATTTAACCGAAGAGCTAAATAATTTAATATGCTATTATCCGAATTTTACAGTCTTAAATCATCCGAAGGTTATCGCACAGAAAAAGATGACAATTCTGTGCAGAAACTTTCTGACACTCGTAAGAGTCGTTTAACCCTAGCACAAATCAAACGCCTGAGAATTATGACGGATCTCAGGAAATTTGAACATCAAAAAGAGGTCGGAAGTATATCAAAACAGTACCGACCTGCCGCTCCTCCGGGCGGTCTTCCTGGACTTTAAGTCTAAAATCATTCAAAAAACCACCATTTAAAGCATAATATTAAGATATTATGTAAATATCATTAAGCGAATACTTTATTCTAAGGAGCACCTATGAACCAATTTGAAAAACTCATTGAACTAATCATCAATGAGGAAACAGAAAAAGCTAGCGAACTATTCCACCAAATCGTTGTGGAAAAGAGTCGCGAAATTTATGAAAATATCATCGACGAAACCGACTTTGAAGAAGAAGTCCACGATGATAATCAAGTCGAAGACCTAGTTAACGATATTGAAGTTGACAAAGAAGGCTTACCAGAAGCCGATGACGAAATGGACATGGACGACATGGGCGACGAAGAAGGCGCTGATGACGAAATGGACATGGACGACATGGGCGACGAAGAAGGCGCTGATGACGAAATGCCTGACATGGGCGACGATGAAGGCGATATCGAAGATCGTGTAATGGATCTAGAAACTGCCCTAGGCGAACTTGAAGCAGAATTTAAAGCATTAATGGCCGGCGAAGAAGGCGGCGACGAAGGCGGCATGGACGACATGGGTGACATGGGCGGCGACGACGATATGGTCCGTGAGTATGTTGAAAAAGTTGGTAACGACTGGGACAAAAACGGCAACCAAGGCGAAGGCAAAGCAGTTGGTGCCAAGTCTGACAGTGTAACTGGCGCAACAAACACCAAGTCTATTGTAGCTGGTAAAAATGATATGGGTGGCTCATCTGCTAATATTGCTAAAGGTGGATCCGAGCAAGCCCCTGATGGTACAAGCCCAAAAGGTAAAGCTGGTGGTTTTCTAAAGAACCCACAAGAAATTGATGTTGCAAAACGCAATGTAAACAAGCCAGGTGGTAACAAAGGCGCACAAAATTATTTCAGCAAGAAGGAAACTTCTTATGAAAAGAACAAAGGCGCCGAAGGTCAAACCACTGATGGTAAATTACCTGTAAATCCTAAGGCCCTACAAGGCGGCAAAGTTCGTTAATAAGAGACAGCAATGGCTTATTACCTAAAAGAAAACCTTACTTTCGATCATGCCAAGATGGAAGTCCTCTACGAGGACAAGAAATCTGGCGAGGGTAAGGATCTTTACATGAAGGGTATCTTCATTGAAGGTGGGGTAAAAAATCATAATAAGAGAATTTACCCTGTCGAAGAAATTAGCCGTGCTGTGTCCCACATTAATGAACAACTTAAAGGTGGTAACAGCGTTTTAGGCGAGTTAGATCACCCAGACGACTTAAAGATTAATTTAGACCGTGTTACACACATGATCGAACAGATGTGGATGGACGGTCCTTGTGGACACGGAAAATTAAAGATTCTACCAACACCGATGGGACAAATTGTCCGCACCATGTTAGAAAGTGGTGTCAAGTTAGGTGTTTCAAGCCGCGGTAGCGGTAATGTCAACGAAGCCACTGGGCATGTTAGTGACTTCGAGATAGTCACAGTTGATATCGTAGCACAGCCAAGTGCACCACATGCATATCCAACAGCCATCTATGAAGGTTTGTTGAACATGCGTGGAGGACACGGTGCGCTAGATATAGCTCGTGATGTTCAAGACAATAAAAAAGTGCAAAAGTATCTAAAGGATGAGGTAACTCGTCTGATTAAAGACTTAAAACTATAAGGGGAACAGCTATGTTTGATGCTATCAAACCATTGCTAGACAGCGGTATCATTAACGAAGACACCCGTGTAGCCATCAGCGAAGCTTGGGAATCCAAACTTGTTGAAGCTCGCGAGCAAATTCGTGCTGAATTGCGCGAAGAAATGGCAGCTCGTTATGAACACGATAAAAAAGTAATGGTCGAAGCACTAGACAAAATGGTTACCGATCAACTAACTGCGGAAATTGCAGAATTTGCCGCAGAGAAAAAAGCCGTTGTCGAAGATCGTGTGCGTGTAAAAGAGCACATGATGGAGAGTGCAGGTCGTTTCAGTGATTTCATGGTTACTAAGCTAGCCGAAGAAATCAAGGAACTACACAAAGATCGCGAAATTCAAAAGGAAAATTATCAACGCCTTGAGAAGTTCATTGTCACAGCGTTGGCAAAGGAAATTCGTGAATTTGCACAAGACAAGCAGGAAGTAGTTGAAACTAAGGTTCGTTTAGTTGCCGAAGGCAAGAAGAAGCTAGACGAAGTACGCAGCCGTTTTATCCAAAACAGTGCTCGCTTAGTTAAAGAATCGGTTACTGCTAAACTAGGTGCTGAATTAACACAACTCAAAGAAGACATCCAAGTTGCTCGAGAGAACATGTTTGGTCGTCGTATATTCGAGGCATTTGCTAGTGAATTCTCACTAACTCATCTAAATGAGAATCGTGAAATTCAAAAGCTAAAACAAATCGTTGATCAACAACAAGAACAAATTTCTGAAGCTTCTAAAGCTAAAGAAGAAGTTGCAAAACTTGTTGAGTCTAAGGATCGCGAAATTCGCGTGATCAAGGAAAGTGCAGAGCGTAAGGA